GAAACGCGTCTTGAATGTCACGTCCACGTCACCTTGCGTCTTCTCGTCCGGGAGCATCTCAGTAACGCTGATTACCTGGTCCCCACTGCCCAACATAAACGGCCCAGTTTCGGCAAATGGCTCAAGCCCGCCGTAATCAAAACCAATCTCATGCTCGTAAACTTTATTGTCACTCGTCGCCACCATCATAGGTTGGCGGAATGCGCCACGGTCATGACCGGCTGTGCGCCCAAGGTTTCCCGTGTACCAAGTATTCTCAACGTAATTAAACGTGACGTATCTGTCATTCTCATTCGAATCCGACGACGGGTAAAACCAAGTGATCTCGCCAAACATGCTGTTTGAGACGGCGAAGGCTTTGCTGACCTGCGCCTTATTGATGTCGTTAAACACATAGTCTGACACGTCAGACTGCAATTCCTGCACGGCGGCACCCTGCAACATATAAAACGAATTTGCGCCCATCCAGAATGCGCCTGCGTCGACGACAATGGCCGCCTGCTTCGCTGCAAGGCCGCATGACGTACCTACGCGCTCAATGCCATAAACGTATGGTGGCCCGATGTAGTTGGCGACATGGGCGTCTCGTGTCGTCAGGATCAGTGTCTGCCCACGCACGGTCAGGCCCTTCATAATTGAACCTGAAGTGTTTAGCTCAAGATCGCCAGCCTCGTTTGTTGCGGCCGGCGTCCACGTCGTATTGTCTTCGCGGTCCGACCACTGGACGAGGCGAGGGTTTCCGCCAGCGCCGAGCGCAAACAGAAACCTTTCCTCAGTGACCACAACGCCGCTGTTGCTTACGGGGGCGTTGCTCACGATTGCGGCGGGTGCGGCTGTGTTGAGCTGCCACTCATAAATCTTACCGTCATCTTCATTGCAGGCGATCAAATATTCGCCCCAAGTATCCAAGTCCCAGCTTGTGGCCGGCTGAATGCGAGAAATGTCTGGACGCGCCACACCGTAAGCGTACGCGCCGAAAACGTTACCGCCGTAGCCGGTAAACGCCAAAGCGTCTTCACGGCCGGACACAAGACCGACTGGCGTGATATCGAATTGCGCACCAGCCGCATTCCAGACGTACAATTTATCCAGCGAACCCGACGATATCCAGCGGTCTGAGCTGTTGTCAGCCCAGGTCAGCATTCCGCGCAGCTTGTTTGCGCCAGCAGTGTCGGATCGTGTGCGCCAGCCGCCGACGGGGCGCATCGTGCCATCAATCCAGCGCACCAAATTGGCGTCACGCCAACGGCCAGTTGACTGTAAGTCAGTGCCGTTTCGATAGACACCCGCCGGGATTTTGAGATCAATTAACGCCATCGTCGCCCCTTGGGTGCTTATTCTTGGCCAATATAACACATTGCGTCAAGTATGCAAAAGGCCCCGCCAAGTTGAGCGGGGCCGATGCTTGTTAGATTTCTGGTGCGGCGTCTGGCGTCGGCGCTGGTGCCTGCGCAGCCACATGAGCCTCATACGCTGCGATGATCTCTGGGGTGTGCATCAGCGCTGCCAATGCTTGAACCTCTTGTGGCTCCCCTGTCACGTCGTCTGAAGGTGCAATGACGTGGCGGTGGTAGCTGCGGCTGATCTCTAGGCCATCACGTTCGATGACAGTGGCGTGACGACATTGGATGTGCTTGAAGTCACCGACTACTTCGTATTTGTCGATGATAGTGCGTTCTGTAAGTGCCATGATGGCCTCCTTGTTTTATCGTGGCGTTGTTGCCACCTGACTACCCTGTGATCCAACAGGGGTGGTTGTTAGTTAGCTAGGTAATCCATGCTGAAGGATATATCGCCGTCGTCTGAGAACTCTGTATCTTGTACGGCTGTGTTCCCAAGAGAGGCATCAAAAACAAGTAATTTGACCGCTGTAACAGTGGACCGAAGGTCACCAACCATTGTAGTGCCAGCAACAAGGTTTAGACCGATTGCTCGTCCAATGGTCATTGCACAGAAGTTGTTTGCCAGGGACTGAGAAGTAAACGGAAGCCCTGTCATCTCAAGCGCACCAGTTGCCGAGCCAAGAGAAGACAGGCGCACTCGTCCTTGAACGTGAACATGATTTCCTGTTTTGGTGTAAGACCCAACTGCGATATTTGATGTTGCGTTATTCGTTCCATCACTGATTACTGGCGTCCAAGTCCCCTCCTCGTAGTCATCCAGCGTTTTGTCTGCTGAATAAACACCAGCAGCAGTGCCAAGAGTTACACCAGCAGGGATGATTGCGTGGCCTGACGAGTCGATCCTTAAACTCTCACTAGCGTTAACAGTAAACGCCATACTGTCGGTAGCGTGAGCGTATGTTAGTAGCCCTGTGTTCGATGAAGCCTCGTCACCAAACCTGATTTGAGAAACACCCGCACTATCGCTAGTAAGCTCTAAGCGGGCATCACCAGCCGCAGTTGTTGTTTCAACCTTTACATTGGCGTCACCATCATCGAAAACATGTAGTTTTCTGCCACTTGTTGGAGAACTCGTACCGATACCCACGGAACCTGCTGATGTGATGCGCATGGCCTCTGCGGCATTGGTATCAAAGGTGATGTAGTTGTTAGAGCCACCGCCTAGCCCGATTTCAGCGTTCACCGTGCCAGTGTTACCAACAGAACGAATTATGCCATTGCCATATAGGCTGTCTTGGCGCTCAAAGTTAAGTATAGGGGTGGTCGTTGCAGAGATTTCCAAGGTTGAACTAGGTGAAGTCGTACCAATACCCACATTACCACTGCTGTCGATGCGCATGGCTTCTGTGCCATCTATTCTAAAACGCATCAACGATGCCGCACTTGCATTCCCTTGGTCAGCGTCGATTGACATTACATTGCCGCCAACAAAGATTTGCCCGTAAGAGCCGTCTGAACTATCCTCTATGCGTAACGTGGGTGTGCCCGCCTGTTTTATGTGCAGGTCAACTGCTGGCGAAGACGTACCAATACCCACGTTACCATCCACAGTCAGCCCATCAGCAGTCACTGTGCCTGTTACGTCAATACCAGTGGACGTGGTGGCGAGTTTCTCATCCCCAGCGTAATACAGCTTTGCATACGATCCGTTTACAGCCCTGAAATATGTGCCACCAGAAACATCGTTGAGCCAAAGGTTGTTGCCACTTATCCGCAAATCGCCTGTGCCATTTTCCGCAATATAACTTCCTGCGGTTCCAGTAGTCTGATGGTAAATCTGTAAGTCAGACCCAGCGCCGAAGATGGCTTTGTCGTTGTCGCCTAGTATCAGCCCATCAGCAGTCACTGTGCCAGTTACGTTAATACCAGTGGAGGTGGTGGCGAGTTTGGGGGAGCCGTTGTTGTCCAGAACTACACCGCTAGACCCCGTTGTAGTGGTTACAGTAGCGCCAGATAACGAAACTTGATCGTTGCCTTGTACAAGGGCTACTGCGCCATTTACATTTACGTTTGCTTCAGAAGAACCTACTTGTACCATGCCAGCAGTGCTAATACTTATGTTCGCACTGTTTTGACTAATTAAGAAATTAGCTGATTGCGCAGCATCGTGGTAAATCTGTAGGTCAGACCCAGCGCCGAAGATGGCCTTGCCGTTGTCACCGAAGTTGGTTTGCGTAAACGAGCCAGCCGCAGGAGTTGTCCCGCCGATCACTGTGCCGTCAATTGTGCCGCCGTTGATGTCCAGAGACACCGCAGTCGTTCCGTCGAGCGCGTCATCGACCAAGTCGAAGTTCGTGTTGATCTTTGTACCCCACGTGTCTTCGGATGCGCCAATTTCCGGCTTAGTTAGTCCAAGCGTCGTTGTCGTTGTGTCAGCCATGTCATTCTCCTATGCGGCGTCAGCCCACGTTTCAGCAGTGGCCGAGGCTACGTTCCATTCCGTCGATGTTGGGGAAGACGCAATCCATTCCTCGGCTGCGTTAGCTGCATCTTGCCATATTTCGCTTGCGGGATCAACTGGCGTCCACGTTTCCCCGGTGCCAGCCTCTGGCTCCCACTTTTCAATCGCGCTGGCAACGAAGGTAGACGCAAACGCGAAATCAGCCTCGCCAAACTGCACGCGGTTGACGGTGGCGTCAACGGTGGCAGTGCAGGACGAGCTGGCGTCGAAGACATACAAGAACACCGGGTTGACTGTCGTGGTCGCGGAGGCCGCCGCAGTGCCGTAACAGAGGCGCACACGGGTCGCTGAGCTAGTCACAGTCGCTGACGGCGCTACTGACGCCTGAGACAGCCTCACACGCAGCGCAGAGGCCGTTACGGCTGCAACTGCGGTCACAGTGGCTGACGGACGCCGAATGCGCTCTATGGTGGCTGTAACGCTTGCAGACGCAGACGCGGCGGCCGAGACCTCACGGACAGTTTGAGCGGCAGACGTCGTGCTGGACGCAGTTGCGACAATGGAGGCGGAGAGGCGGACGCGCGTTGACGCCGCAACAGTCGCGCTGACCGTGACAACAGTGCCGGCAGCAGCCTTAATTGCGCCGTCGACGCCGTAAGCCGCCGCACCGTAGGCGAAGGTGCCGTAGCCGGTGCGGTAGGTTACGTCAGCCATTTGTTAATCCAGTGTGATGTCGAGATCGCCCGCTGGAACACGCAGGACGTCGCCGGTGTCAATTACTTTGGATGTGGTCAGCGCGGCGTAGGCGATCAGGTTGCCGCCAGTTGCCGCGTCAAAGACGCCGACGTGGCTGACAGTGCCGTAAGTCGCAGTCGCCGTCGGAAACTCAATGGCCGACGTGTTGGACGCCGTGTTGCCTGACACGGTAAACGCAGCAACTTGGCGCGCATACGCCGTGCCGACTGTCGTCACCTCTGTGCCGCTGGCGTCTTCCGCCGGGTTGCTCGTAAAGAGCGCAAGGTGCCAAGCAGTTGGCCGCGTGGCCGATCCAGCCGTCAGGAGCCATGTCAGGACCAGCGTTTCGGTGGAGTTTGAAAAGCTCATGATAGGCCCCTAATTTTCAGACGACGGCCGCTGCCGCCAAATTTGCTGCGCTCGCTTTCAGCGTTTATAGCATCAACGGCCGATTGATACAACGCCGACCACGTTTGGATGCGCCCATCCTCCTTGAGGTATGGTGCGGAGTGGACCAGCGAGCCGTATAGGTATGCGTCGCTATACTTGTCTAGAAGCCAGTTCGAAGCGTTAGAGTCGCTCAATGCCGGGACTTCCGAGATGTAATACAACTCAGCGTTGTAAACTGCGTCAGGAACTGGATAGACTTCAATCTCACCCGCCGTGATCGCGTAAAACGAAGGAGATCCGCCAGTATTCAGGTTCTTGCGCTTGCGATCCAGCAATTCAGCCTGGCTGATCAACTCAAGCGGCTTGGTGTCGCCGGACGTGAGGTAAAAGCGAACAACTTCCAAGAAGTCGGCCGGGATCGCGC